CTTATACTTACTAATTTTCCAGATTTATATTTATATTCGTCTTTAGCTGAAAGTGAGCCATTCTTGATGAATGATGAACGATTACAAGTTTGGGCAGCTTTATATAAAGAAGGAGTTAAGACAGCTAATGAATCAGCACAAAGAGGTAGAACATCGTCTGCACCTTTAATGATGTCAGCTAAAATGGTGGTGTAATGCCAGATATACAATTTGGACAACTACAAGCAGATTTACCAAGCTATGAGAATACTGGATCAATACAAGTTGATAATGTTATTCCTTTAGCAGTTGGTTATAAATCGTTTCCTAGTTTTACACCTCTTAGTTCTAACGCATTAACAAATAATGCGACTGGATTATTTTCTAGTATTGGCGATGATGGAACAATTAACTATGCAGGAGATCAAGGCAAACTTTATAGAATGTCTGGTCTGACTTTTTCTGATATATCAAAGTCTGGTGGTTATAATTCTAAAACAACAGAAGGATCAAGAGACTTTTGGAGCTTTACACAATTTGGCGATAATATAATTTGTTCAAATGGTACTGATCCTATACAAAAATTAAATGAAACAACTGATACTCTTTTCTCTGACTTAGTTACTTTTACTGTCAAATATTTAGGTGTTGTTAGAGACTTTGTATTTAGTGGATATGTAACTGAGTATGAAGCTAAAAAAGATTTTAATTCAAATACAATAAGTTCTAATGCTATAACTATTAGTAGTCATGGATATTTAACTGGAGATACAGTTATTTATGATAGAAACGGTAATACTGCTTTAACAAACTTAGTTGATAAAGAAACTTATTATGTTGTTAAAATAGATGCTAACACTATTAAATTAGCAACAACTAATATTAATGCAGTTACTACAACAGTTATTACTTTATCAGCAACTGGTGGATCACAAACACATAAATTAGAAAAAGCAGTCATTTATAACCAACGAGTTAAATGGTCTGGTATTAATGATAGCTCAACTTGGACTCCAAGTGGCGATACACAATCTGGATTTCAAGATATTGTTGGATCACATGGCTCAGTAATGGGAATTGTTTCTGGAGAAAGCTATGCAGTTATTTTTATGGAACGAGCAATCTATCGTATGGATTATGCAGGAACTCCATTAATATTTCAGTTCTCAAAAGTAGCAGATAATATTGGTGCTTTTATTTCTAAAAGTATTGTGTCTTTTGGCTCGGATATATTTTTCTTGGCTCAAGATGGTTTTTATAAACTATCTGGTGGAGATACACTTGCACCAATAGGTAATGGTAAAGTAGATGATTTTTTCTTTAATGATTTATCAAGTGATTTAGATGGTGTGTCTAGTGCTATTGATCCAAATAATAGTATTGCAGTCTGGTCTTATAGAGGAGCAGGTGCAGAAGGCACAAGCGATGTTAATAATAAATTATTAATTTATAATTATTCAGTTGATAAATGGTCAACTGGATCTGGCTTAGATATGCAATTTATATCTAGTGGATCACAAGAAGCATTTGATACATTAGAAAAATTAGATGTACTTGGTAATCTTGATGCTTTGCCTAAAACTTTAGACAGTTATTATTATTCTTCTGGCATTTATGGTTTAGCAGGATTTAATTCTGATAAAAAATTTGGCAAGTTTCTTGGTGGAAGTTTATCAGCAACTATAGATACAACAGAGTTTCAAGGAGCAAAAGATTCTAGGAGTGCAATTACTAATGTTAGACCAATAGTAGATGCAAAAACTTCATCAGCAGTTACAGTTACAGTTACTCCTATTACGAGAAATACACAAGTTGAAAGTATTACAATAGGTAGTCCAGTTTCTTTGCAAAGTAGTGGCGATTGTCCTATGCGATCATCAAGTAGATATCATAGGCTTAGAGTAAAAACGATTGGAAATTTTTTAACAATGTCTGGTGTTGATGTAACAGCAAAAGCAACTGGTAAACGATAATGGCAACAAACCAATTTCTTAATGTACCTGTGTCAATGCCTAACCAAGCACAGCATTTACGATTAATTTCTAATACTGTGAACAACACACTTGATGGAAAGTTAAACTCAACTGGAGATGTAACTCTCCGAGCAAGTCAAACAACAACAACTTTAGTTGATGAAAGAATATCACTTAATTCAGTTATTATTCTTGAGCCAACAAATGCTAATTCAAATGCAGCTAAAACAAATTTATTTGTATCAGCTAAAACAAATGGATCAGCAACACTAACTCATGCCAGTTCTTCAAATACCGATCAGAACTTTGGTTATGTGGTTATTGGATGATATTAAAAGTACCAGAAAAAGATTTACATATAATATGGAATGAAGTTGAGCCTCTTATTAAAAAGGCTTTAGATGACTGTTATACAGCAGATGATATTTTAAAAGGATTAATCAATAATTCTTTTCAATTATTTATCAGTTGGAATAACAAAGTAGAGTGTGCTGTTGTAACAGAAGTTGCACAGTATCCACAGAAAAAGATTTGTCGTTATTTTCTAGCAGGAGGTAACAACATGAATAATTGGTTAGAGCCAATACAAACAGAAATAGAAAAATTTGCAAAACTTAATAATTGTCAAGCAATAGAAGTTGCAGGGCGAAAAGGATGGGCAAGAAAGTTAAAAGGATATGAACAAAAAATTTATTTATTTAATAAGGAGATATAATGTCAAAGGGAAGTAATCCACAAAACATAACAACTACGACTTCATCAGAGCCATCGGAGTTTGTTAAACCTTATGTAACAGAAGCATTCGATCAAGCACAAAATATGTTTCAATCAGCTTCTCCTAACTTTTATCCTAATCAAACATATACAGATTTTGCACCAGAGAGTAATGCAGCAATGCAATTAGCTACAAACAGAGCATTAAATAATCCTTTACTGGCAAGTTCTCAAAGCGAAATAAATAATATTTTACAAGGTAATTATTTAGATCCTAGCACTAATAAATATTCTCAACAACTTTACGATCAAATTGCAGGAGATGTTACAAGTGGTGTTCAATCACAATTCTCCAAAGCAGGAAGATTAGGAAGTGCAGCTAACCAAGAAGTATTAGCTAGTGAGCTTGGTAAATTAGGAACGCAAGTGTATGGCGATCAATATAATCGTGAAAGAGAAAACATGGTTAATGCAACACAAATTGCACCACAATTAGCTCAAGCAGATTACACAGACATTCAAGCATTAGGTGGTATTGGTCAGCAAAAAGAAGCAATGGACATGGCTAAAATACAAGATGCTATGGCTCGTTTTGATTTTGAACAACAAAAACCATATTACAAACTACGAGAATACTTAGGCTCTATTGGAGCATCAGTTCCACAAACAACAGCAATAACAAAACCACAATTTAGAAACACAGGTGCAGGATTACTTGGTGGAGCAATGGAAGGTTATCAACTAGGTCAAAACTTTGGTATGGGTGGTCTAGGTGCAGCAGCAGGTGGCATACTTGGAGGATTCTTTTAATGGCAAATCAGTATAATGTAAGAAAATCTATTTTAGATGCAGGTTTAAATTATCCAATAAATACAAATCAAATGAATAATGCTGTAAGTAATTTTAGTGCTTTAAATCAACCAAGTGGATATTCTTCTTTAGGACAACAACAAAACGCAATGGGATTAGTTCCAAATAAAAATATTTCTTTTGCTCCATCTAATAGACAACAAATTAATAAAGCTAACAATAGATTTTCTGTACCCAATACAAATATAGGCAACACACCACCAAATCAAAAAAATAATTTATTAAATTATCTTGTTTCTCCTAAAGGTAAAGGAATGGCACAAGGGTTATTAGAAGCTAGTGGTTATTCAGATGTTCCTATTACAGCAGGTCAAGCACTTGCTATGGGTATGAAAAGAAGTAATGAATCTCAAGCAGCAGCCGATGCGTCAGTTGCAGCACAGCAAAAAGCCTACATGGATAACTTAAAAATCCAAAGTGAAATATATAAAAATTATCAACCTTCTGGAAATCCAAAAGATCAATACAGACCAATGACTGCTGAAGATTATAAAACTTGGGGTATTCCAACTGATATGACTATGAGATTTAATATATCTAAAAACAAACCAGAAACTTTAACTGGTGGTGGAACTGAAGTTACTGCTGTTTTTGAAGCAGAAAATAAAGGTAATGAAGATTTTTTTGAAAATAGAGGTAAAGATTTTTCAAACACAATAACTTCTATTGGAGAAAGTTCAACTTTAGCTGATATTGATAATCAAAACTTAAATAGATTTGAGCAATTATCTGAAGTAGCAAAAACAGGAAAAACATCAGAATTTTTATCTGATGTTCAAGGATGGGCAGATTCATTGGGTGTAAATTTATCTGGTTTAGATTTTGCTAATATGGGTGCTACTCAAGCATTAAATTCTGTTGCAGGTCGATTTGTTATGCAACAAGTTCAAAAAACTAAAGGTGCTGTATCAGATAGAGAAATGGCATACTTTATGAAAATATCTGCTAACATTGGAAATAGTCCACTTGGTAATCAATTAATTATTAATATGGCAAGAACAATGAATGACAGATCTATTGCTGAAAATAATTTATTACAAACTTTTTTAAGCGATCAATATGTAATTAATGAACAAAGAAAAGAAAATGGAGAAAAACCTCTTTCTGGTTATGCTTTAGAATTAGCTTGGAACAAACAAAAAGAACAATTTAGAAAAGATAATCAATTATTTGAAGGCGATATTAAAGATGAAATAAAAGCATTTTATAAAGAAAATGATATTGAATACAAAGACAGCACTAAACTTATTGAAGATACTTTAGAGGATTATCCTAATGCTGAATATGGTGGTGTTGCAGAAGATGGAACTTTAGAATTTATTATGATGATTAAAGGAAAAAAACAATATTATTATGTTGAGGCTAATTAATGGCTGAATGGACAACTAAAAAGAAACAAATAATTAATGAAAATGCTGAAACTAATAATTTTACTTCTGAAAAAAAACAAAGTAAATTTGAGAGTATTCTTGAAACAGGAGAAAACTATGTGCAAGATGCAGGAAGGTTAGCAAAAGAAGCAGGATCATCTGCAATAGCAACTATTCCTTCTTTGCCAGAGAGTTTGTTAAATGTTTTAAATTTAGCTCAAAATTATGGTGGAAAAAAATTAGGATTATATCCACCAGATCAACAAGCAAAAAATATAGACATTCCTTTTTTACCAAGTTTTGCAGAAGCAAAAGCAGCAATAAAAAGTCCAACGCAAGGAGCAGCATTTTCTGGTACAGAAAATATGCTTACGCAAAGTAAACAAAATGAAATAAAAATGGGATTATTAGAACAAGGTATTTACCCTAATAGTCCAGAGTGGAAAGATAAATATTATAATGCTGTTAATAATGCACTTGGCTTACCGACAAATGAATATGAAACAGGAGTTGGAGAGTTTTTAAAAACACCTGCTGAATGGTTTGGTATGGCAGCACCTTTTGGAAAAACTGCATCAAGAATAAGTGGTTTTGCAGGTGGTGTTAATGAAGCTCTTAATAGATTTGGAATGGATGAAAGCCATGCGTTAATTACATCATTAGGTTTAGATGTTGGTTTAACTGTTTTAGCAGGAGTAAGAAATCCAAGCATTGTTAATCAATTTAATACAAGTGTTAAAACTGCTATTCAAAAAGGTAAAATTAAAGACGCAAAAGAATTAATGGAATTTGCAAAAAATAATAACATTCCACTAATAGGTGTTGAAGCTCTTGCACAAGCAACAGGAGATGGCTCATTAATTAAATTAGCAAAATTAGTAGCACAATCAGATAGTGGTAAAAAATATTTTTTAGGATTAAATAATAGACAATTAGTATTATCAGAAAAATCTGAAAAATTTGTTAAAGACTTTTTTGGTGCAGGTAATCTTCGTTATCTTGATGTTACGAATAATACAATTCAAAATATAGAAAAAGCAAGATCTAATTTATTAACTAGAATTAATAAGATTGCTAGAAAAAAAGGCTATAAAGAATTTGATGCTTCTCTTGTTGGAACAGAAGCTACAAATGCAGTTTATGATACTTTATTTAATTTATCAAAAAGTAAAAGTATAACAAAAGATAAATCTAAAGCATTATCTGATATGGCAGATCAGATTAAAGGTAAAGATCAAATGGCATTACAAGATCTTTCTCAAAGTTTATTTAAAGATATTAAAAAATATAAAAGAGAAGGTAACGATAAAATGGTCGGTTATCTTTATGAAATTCAAGGCTATGTTAATGCAGGTCTTAAAAATATAGATGGTTATACAACTGGTAATAAAATTTATGAAAGTTTAAGAGCTAAAATTATTGCTCCTTTAGATGATGCAACATCTGCTTTAAATATTAACAAAGATGCAACAATGGGATTGCTTGAAAAAGTATTATTAGGAAAACAAGATCATGTTAGCATTAGTAGATTATCAAGAGAATTAAATAAAATAGATAACAAATTGTTTCCAGAATTAGCACAGGCTTTATTTAGTGATATGTTAGGCAACATTAAAATTGCTGAAAATATGGGTGGCAACATATTTAAAACTTTTTATGGAACATCTAACAAGCAGAAACAAGTAAAAGCAGTATTAACAGGTGTTGCTAATTCACAAGGTAAAGATCCTGCTAAAGTAATAAAAGGATTTGAAAGATTTTTACAAACTATGAATGCTACTTCTAAATATTCTGGTGGAGAATCTATAACTGCAAAAGCTACACAAATGCAAGAAGGAATGGGATCAAAACTTGCTAAAATTAATGTTTTTGCTCCTTTACAAATTTTTGATTCTATTGTTGCTAATAACAACTGGGATAAACTTGGACAAATATTAACTGCTCCTAACTCTATTGAATTAATGGTGCAATTAGCCAACAGTCCTGCTGCTTTACGAAATTGGAAACTATTAGTAGCACCAATGTTTGTCGGTGGAAATAAAATGGAAGATAAGGAAGCAACACAAAAAAAATATGAAAATCAATTTAAAGGAATAACACAATGAGCAAAATTTCAACTTGGAGTACAACAGCAGATGATAACAACGCAGCAGTACCTAATGGATTTCCAGAATCCATGTTACCTTCTGGAGTTAATAACTCAGCGAGAGAAATTTTAGCAGCCGATAGGGTTGCTTGGAATGATAAAGAATGGTTTGAAGTTGGAACAGGAACTGGCACAACAACAGTAACAAGAACTGGAAACACTACTGTTACAATAGCTGCCGATGTAACTTCAACGCATCATGTTTTGAGAAGATGTAAAATTGTTGGCTCAAATTCTGGCACAATATTTACACATATTTCTGCTAGTGCTTATTCATCTCCTAACACTACAATTACTTTTGCAAGTGGAACTATATCTGCATCTGACTCAACGATATCTTTATATCTTGGATCGCCTTATGTAAATCCAAGTGTATCAGTTGTTGATGAAGATAACATGGCAAGTAACTCAGCAGTTCTTCCTCCTTCACAGCAATCAGTTAAGGCTTATGTTGACTCAACAGTAACAGCTCAAGATTTAGATTTCGCAGGATCAAGTGGAAGTGGTGCAGTTGATTTAGACTCACAAACTTTTACTATAGCAGCAGGAGAAGGAATTGATACTGTTGGCTCTGGACAAACTTTAACTGTATCTGGAGAAGATGCAACAACCTCTAATAAAGGTATTGCTAGTTTTAGCTCTGATAATTTTGCTGTATCTTCTGGTGCAGTAACAATAAAAAATTCTGGAGTAGCAAATGCAGAACTTGTTAATGATGATGTAAGTTTTGGTGGTATTACAGTTGCTCTTGGAGCTTCTGATGCTACACCTGCATTTAACTTAACAGATGCAGCAAACTATCCAACATCTTCTTTAACTGGAACAATATCAAACTCACAATTAGCAACTGGCATTGATGCAACAAAAATTGCAGATGGCTCAGTTACCTCAACAGAATTTCAATATATAAATACTTTATCTTCTAATGCACAAACTCAAATAACTGCAAAATTAGCTAAAGCATCTAACTTATCAGATGTTGCATCTGCAACTACTTCAAGATCAAATCTTGGTTTAGGAACGATTGCAACTCAAGCATCTAACTCTGTTAGTGTTACTGGTGGCTCAATTACAGGAATGGGAACTCCAAGTGGAAATACTGATGTTGCAAATAAAAGTTATGTTGACCAGGCTATTGCAGGTTTAAGAAATAGAACTGTTGCTGAATGTGCTTCAACTGCCAATGTAAATATTTCAAATGCTTTAGAAGCAGGAGATGCAATAGATGGTGTTACTTTGGTTGCAGGAGATCGTGTACTTTTAAAAAATCAATCAACAGCAACAGAGAATGGTTTATATTTAGCAGTTGCAAATGGAGCAGGTGCAGCTAGTCGTGATCCAGAACATGATACTGTTGCAGAATTATCTGGTGGTATGATTACTGTTAATCAAGGCTCTTCAAATGATAATAAAATATTTTTATGTACTACTGATAATTCTGGATCAATAGGAAATGTAAATATTGTATATACATTAATTACGCCCTCAAATACTGGTACTGTTGAATCAGTAGGAATAACACAATCTGGCTCTGAATTTTCTATTGGAAATACTCCAATAACTTCAACTGGAAATATTACACTAAATGTAAACAGAATTAGTGCTACGAAAATTGGTGCTAATACAAATATTACCGATACTGAATATGGCTATCTCAATGGAGCTAGTTCTAATATTCAAGATCAACTAAACGCAAAAGCAACACAAGGTTTCGCAATCGCATTAAGTGTGGCTTTGTGAAAAAATTAACTTTAACTAAAGGAGAATAGCAAGTGGCTCAAGATTTTGAAAGAGTATTTAAATCACAAGTTACCAGTTCGGCACATACTTTATTAACTTCAAATTCTGATGATGCACTAATTGGTATTCGACTAACTAATATAACAACAGCAGCACTAACAGTAAGTGTTTGGATAGATACAGCAGGAGCAGGATCAACTGCTTCAATAGTATATTTAGCTAAAGATTTAACTTTAAGTCCAAAAGGATCAATAGAGTTAATTCAAGGTGGTGCTAAAATTAATATGTTGAGTGGCGATGTATTAAAGGCACAAAGTAGTGCAAGTAATTCGGTAGCAGCTTATGTTTCATACATAGATGCAATCTCAACTTAAAGGAATAATTAATGGCTGAAGTAACAGATCAAAATGGAACTTTATATATAGGACAAGCATCAGCAAAAGATGGATTTTATATTCATCAAGAAACGATAGATGGCGATCACTATATTGAAAGTTCAGTATTAGCAGGAACAGTATCTTTTAATGGTACGATAACAGTAACAGGAAACTTGGTGGTAGTATGACAGTAGAAATTGATGGTGCTAATAATATTATAAAAACTAATTCTATTAATGAAGTTTCAAGTGCTAATGGTGTAACTGTTGATGGCTTAAATATTAAAGACTCAAAACTTGTTACTGCAAACTCAGTTATTCAAACTAATATAACAGATCAAGCAATCAATGAAGCTAAAATGCAAATTAGTAATTCACCAGTTAATGGATATATGCTTACAGCACAAAGTTCAAATACTGGAGGTCTAACTTGGGCTTCTGCTCCTGTAGGTGGAAATAATACACCAGCTTTTTCAGTAGTAAAAACAGATAATCAAAGCATATCAAATAACACTAATACTAAAGTTACTTTTCAAACAGAAATTCTTGATAGTAATGGTGCTTTTGCCTCTAATAGATTTACAATTCCTAATGGTACAGCAGACGCAAAATATTTTATATTTGCTCAAACTTATCACAATTCAGGAAACAATAGTGATATGAAAATAGCCACATTAAATCTTTTTGTTAATAATTCAAGACAAGCAATGTCAGTATTTGATGCAAGATCAAATCAACCTAGAGGTGTTGGAATGACAATTTCCAAAATATTAGCTTTAAGTGCAGGTGATTATGTAGAAGTATTTGCACAAATGGATACTGATGATGGAAGTATGACAATAAGTGGTGGGGATAGTCAAACAACTTTTGGAGGATTTAAAATAATAGAATGATAAATTTAACAAACAAAATACAAGCATACTTAGATAGAAAACCAGACTTTGATACTGAAGTAGTTTTACAAGATGATGGTCAAGGTGCATACATCAAAGAGTGGAATGTAGATGGTGTAGATAAACCTACAGACGCACAACTAAATGCATTATCTTCCCAAGCAACAACTTTAGAAAACAATGCAATCGCTGTAGCTAACAGACAAAAAGAATATGGCTCAGTTTTTAGTCAAATAGAATACATAACAGAGCAAGGTTTAGAAGCATGGAAAACTAAAGTGGAATCAATAAAATTAAAATACCCAAAGGAGAGTAGTTAATGTCAGAAATAAGAATTAAAAGTCAGGGTGCTATTAAATTATTTGAATCAGATAATACAAGCCATGTAACTATAGCTTCTCCTTCAAGTTTAAGTGCTAATAGAACAATCACTATACCAGATGCAGATGTTAATTTAACAAATGTAAATTCTATTCCAACTTTAAGACCTAATGCAAAGCCATTAATTATAAATGGCGATATGCAAGTGGCTCAAAGAGCAACAAGTGCTACAGGACTTACAAGTAGTGGATATAATACAGTTGATAGATTTAAAACAAACATTTCTGGTCTTGGCACTTGGACAGAAACACAAGAAAGTTTAACGAGTGGAAACTCATATACAGATGGGTTTAGTAATGCTTTAAAAATAGACTGCACAACAGCAGATGTTTCCCCTTCAGCTAGTGATAGATTATATTGGACTTATAGATTTGAAGGACAAGATGTACAATTACTTAAAAAGGGAACAACTAATGCAGAAAAAGTAACTGTATCTTTTTGGATTAAAGCAACTAAAACTGGAACAAATATTTTAGAATTATATGACAATGATAATTCAAGAGATATTTCAGCATCTTATACAATTTCATCTTCCAATACATGGGAGCATAAAGTAGTTTCGTTTCCTGCTGACACATCTGGTGTTTTAGGTGATGACAATGGTAGTAGTTTTTTTATTATATGGGCATTAGGTGCTGGAAGTAATTATACAAGTGGTACTTTAAATACATCTTGGGCAAATAATACAAATGCAAATAGATATGTTGGTCAAGTTAATCATGGAGATAGCACATCTAATAATGTTCACATAACAGGTGTTCAAATGGAAGTAGGCGAATATACTTCTGCTACTTTACCACCTTTTCAACATGAAAGTTTTGGAAATAATTTAGCTAGGTGTCAGAGATATTTTCAAGAAATAATGAGTGGAGAATCTCAAAATGCTTTATGCAACTTGGTGTCATACACAAGTGGTACTTTAAGAGGAACATATATTTTACCTACACAAATGAGAGCAAATCCAACACAAACAGATGGAGCAGCTTTAGCTGATTTTCTTATTTTAGGAGAAAATACAAGTTTTGCTCCTACAGCGTTAGCAGCAGAATCATTAACTAAAAAGAGTTTTGTAGTCACAGCTTCATGTTCTAGTTCTACACAAGGTTCGGTTTATTGGTGTAGAGGAGATGCAGAAGCAACATATACTTTAGATTCGGAGTTATAATGAATATTAAATCAGTAAAAAAAGCAAATGATGTTGTGGGAAATTTTGATCATTACATTTTAACAGATAATAATAATAAAATATTTAATGTTCCATTAGATGAGAATAACAGACATTATCAAGAAATTTTAAAATGGGTAGCAGATGGTAATACAATACAGGAGGCAGATTAATGGCAAGTGAAATAAAAGTAAATACAATAAAAGACTTAGGTGGCAATACTGTTCTTACAAGTAATGGCTCTGGTACTATAAGTGGTTTACCAGCCTCTGCTATTTCCTCTGGTACTGTAGCAACTGCTAGACTTGGCTCTGGTACTGCTTCTAGTTCAACTTTTCTTGCTGGAGATCAAAGTTACAAAACTGTTTCTGGTACTACAATAAATAACAATGCAGATAATAGAGTTATTACAGGTAGTGGCACAGCGAACACTTTAGAAGGCGAAGCCAACTTAACTTTTTCTGGAAATGATTTAACTGTAGGAAATGGAAATATAGTTTTTGGAACAGCTTCTAAAGGAGTTTATCTTGGAGTTACTTCTGCAACAGCTTCTAATTTATTAAATGATTTTGAAACTGGAACATTTACTCCAAGTATTGCACCCACAAGTGGCAGTTTTTCAAGTGTTGGTACTTGTAATGGTTTTTATACAAAAATAGGAAACATAGTTAATATTCAAATGGAATTATCTTTAACAAACAAAGGTAGTGGTAGTGGTAATATAGATGTTACTAACTTGCCTTTTACTTCGGCTTCAACTGGAATAGTGCATACAAATATGTTGTGTAGAGAAACACAAACAAATGGCTCGGTGCATAATGTTATTATGTCAAGAGATGTAACAGCTTTAGTTCTTCTTGCTCCACACATGGCAAATGGAGCTGGGTATAGTGTAAATGGAGTATATAGAGTATGATTTTAAAAGTAATTGGAGAATATAAAGCTATTCATGTAGCTGAAGATAACGAACAAGGTGTTAGACATAGAAAAGTATTTCATCCTCATCAAGATGTTTCAAGTGAAGATGATAGTATTAAAGCATTAGCTACTGAACATTGGACAGATGCAGTTAAAACAGCTTGGCAAAATAAATTAAATGCTGACAAAGAATTAAATGAGAGGTTTTTATAATGGATTGTAAATGTGAAGGGAGCTGTGTTTGTGGTAAATGAATATAGAACTGTCTGTAAAAAACATAGTAATATTTTTAGGAATTATTAGTGCTGGGATTG